TTTAGCTACCGAGATTAGCCGCTTGATGAATATACCGGCATATTACATAAGCGCGGATATGAATAACTCAATGACTTACCAAAACATTATTGATGGCCGTAAAGAGTTTGTAGCCTACTCATTACAACCGTTTATTAGCGCTATAGAAAACCGCTTGTCTATGGATGATATAACGCGGCGCGGCAACATAGTTAGATTTGCACTTGATGAAACATTTTTACGCGCTGATACGCTAAAAAGACTAGAGGCAATAGAGAAAATGCTAACGCTAGGGCTTATCACAGTAGAGCAGGCCCAGGCATTAGAGGAATTAAGCCCAGATGGACTAGATAAAGGAATAGTAAATGCTACTAACATTTAGCGGCAACATAGAGGCAGTAGATAACGGCGATAGGCGCACGATCAGCGGCAAAATTGCACCTTATGGCGAGGTAGGCAACACAAGCGCGGGCCGCGTAGTCTTTGCAGAAAACTCTATAACCGTGGCAGAGCCAAGCAAAGTAAAACTACTAATGCAACACGATAACAGCAAGCCTGTAGGCCGTATGCAAAGCGTTACAAGCAATAAGACCGGGCTATACGGCAGCTTTAAGATTAGCGCTAGCACACGCGGCACAGATGCAATTTTACTTGCACAAGAACAGCTAATGGATGGGCTTAGCGTAGGTGTAGAGGTAGAGGATTCACGCCAAGAAAAAGATTATCTGCTAGTTACGGCTGCTACCTTGAAAGAGGTATCTCTAGTAGAGAGCGCTGCATTTCCAAGCGCTGCCGTGTTAAAAATTGCTGCACAAGAAAACGCAGTAGATCCAAACCAACCGACAGAAACGACAGGAGAAACCGTGGATAAAGCCCCGGAAGAAATGGCATCAGAGGCAACATTTTTGCCAGATGGTGCAACAGTAACGCTAAAGAGCGTTAGCTATGATAAAGATGATGCCGAGGGCGATACCACACCGGTAGAAGCTGCGCGCAAAATCATTAAGCCAAGTGCATTAAACTCACAAAGAGTACGCACACCCATTACAAATATGGGTGCATACACAGAGCATAAAATTAAGGCAGCGCTAGGTAATGAAGCATCTAAGCTATATGTAACAGCAGCAGATGATAGCTTTACTACTAACCCTGCTTTTAATCCAACACAATTTCTAACAGAGTTTGTAACAAATACACGCTTTGGCACACCTGCTATAGATGCCTGCTCACAAGGCGTATTGCCTGCTAGCGGTATGACTATTTCAGTACCGTCTTTGGTTACTTCAAGTGGTGGCCAAGCAGGCGTAGCACCCGTAGTAACTGTTGAAGCCGAGGGCGGCGCTGTAGAAAATACGGGCATGGTTACGCAATATTTATCTGGAACTGTATCGAAGTACAGCGGCATGAATACGCTATCCGTAGAGCTTTTAGAAAGATCTGATCCAAATTTCTACTCTGAGCTAACCGCACAGCTACAAAATGCTTACTTAAAAACTATTGATACAGCTGTATTAACTGCACTACTTGCAGCAGGTATGAACGGTACTAGCACCACAGCAGACCTAGACGGTATTGTAGATTTTGCTGCGGAAGGCGCACAGACAATTTACACAAATACAGGATTCTTTGCTACAAATTATCTAGCTAACCCTGCACAATGGGGCGCGCTAATTTCAGCACAAGACACTACAAAGCGACCAGTATTTACAGCTTTGCAGCCAATGAACGCAGCGGGTCAAGTATCACCTACATCAATTCGCGGCTCTGTATTGGGTCTTGATTTATATGTAGATAAAAACTTTACAGCTACTACGTTTGATGATGATAGCGCAATTATTCTTGCGCCTGAGGCATTTACTGTTTATCGCAGCCCACAGGCTTATATGTCTGTAAATGTAGTAAGTAATCTACAAATACAGGTAGCAATTTATGGCTTTATGGCAACTATTGCAAAGATGCCTAACGGTATCTTAAAGTATAAGAAAACCTGATAAATAAATAACTAATAGTCTGGTAGGGGCTTAGCCCTTTGCTCCTACCAGACCTACCAAGAAAGGTACAAAATGCCGGCAACTTATGTAACAGCTGCAACACTTAAAGCATCATTAGGCGTAGGCACTTTGTACGATAGTTATACCTGGATAGAGGACACCTGCCAAGCGGCACAGGATCTAATAAACGGTTTTTTATGGTTTGATTCTGCACCCGTAGTTGGGACAGCGTTAGTAAATAATGTGGCTACGGTGATGATAGCTAACCCCGGCTTATTTACTACTGGTGAATCCGTCACAGTAGCCGGGGCTGGCTCAACTTTTAACGGCACTTACACAATTACTAGCACACTACCTTTTAGCACAGGCAGCACTAACCTATTACCTGCCTTTAATCTACAGCTTAATTATTACCAATACCCACAGGGCTACAGTTTTATACAGTATGCAAAAACAGCTAGTGATGAGAACTTTAGGCGCGTAGTACCTAGTGGTACTATGACCGGTACAGATACAAAGACCGCAAGCTACGCGGCTACACCTGCTATAAACGCTGCTGCTTTAATGATAGCTGAGAATATCTGGACTAGCCGCTTTAGCACACAGGCAGGCGGCGTAAGCGTAGATGGCTTTAGCCCTAGCCCATTTAAGATGAGCAATACCCTTATGGCATCTGTACGCGGCCTGCTAGCGCCGTATCTAAACCCTAGCGCTATGGTCGGATAATGCCAGCCGCGATAACTACCCTTAGATCTACTATAGCCGCTGCACTAGCTAATAATGCGGTTTGGTCTACTTTTAGCTTTCCACCTAGCACAATAGTAGCTAACAGCGTAGTAGTAGCCCCGGCAGACCCGTACCTTACGCCTAGCAATAATTCTTACGCAAGTATCGCGCCGCTAGCTAATTTTAAGATTATTATGACCGTGCCTATGTTTTCTAATGAAGGCAACTTACAAGGCATAGAGGATACGATAGTAGCCGTGTTTGGAAAATTAGCAGCTAGCTCTATTGTATTTAACGTTACCGCTGTAACTGCACCTAGCGTTTTAACGCTGCCAAGCGGTGACCTGCTAACAAGTGATTTACAAATATCCGTACTAACGAGCTGGAGCTAAAATGGCACTAACAGACGAAGATAAAGCGTTTCTAATCAAGATAGGCCAAGAACTGCCTAAAGAGGTTAAAGAAACAAAGCAAAAAGCAGTAAAAGACACAGAAACACCGACAACAGAAAACGAGGCATAACTAATGGCAATTTTTTTAAGCAACGGCGTAGTAGTAACGCTTAACAGCGTAGCCCTATCAGACCACGTTACTAGCGCAACTATTAACCGTAGTTTTGATGAGCTTGAAGTTACAGCTATGGGCGATACCGCACATAAGTTTGTAAAAGGTTTAGAGGCCAGCACTATCACGCTTGATTTTCTAAACGATACGGCATCAGCAAACGTACTTGCAACCTTGCAAGCTGCGTGGGGTACTACTGTTCCGCTTACGCTTAAGCAGACCAGCGCGGTAATATCTGCAACTAACCCAGAATATCAAACCACAGTATTAGTTAATAACACTACAGACATTAACGGCGCTGTTGGCGATATTTCTACACAAAGCATTACATTTACTTGTAACTCACCTATCGTAGTAGACACCACACCATAACTAAAACAAAGGGGCAACAATGGCACAGCTTAAAATAACAAGGGCAGACGGCAGCGTAACCGAGCATAAGATTACGCCCCGTATTGAGTATGCCTTTGAGCAGTATGCTAAAAAAGGTTTTCACAAAGCCTTTAGAGATGATGAGAAACAAAGTGATGTTTACTGGCTAGCCTGGGAGTGCTTACGCGCAAGCGGCGAAGTAGTAAAACCATTTGGGGCAGATTTTCTAGAAACCTTAGCTAAAGTTGAGGTTACAGACGATAACCCTTTGGAGTAGTGGGGCGCGGTAGTTTTGGCTATTTAATCGCACAAATTGCGGTAGAAACAGGCATAGCGCCCCAGTACTTGCTAGATCTAGATGATGTAATGTTTAGTAATATCCTAAAGGTATTAACTGATAGGGCTAAGGAGATGCAGGATGCCAACCGAGGTAAGAGGCGCCGTTGAAGCCCGCAAGGCTTTACGCAAGTATGCCCCGGATTTAGGCAAGGCAATACAAAAAGAGCTATCAGACCTGTTAAAGCCTGTTACTAACAAAGCTAGGGGCTTTATACCTGCCGCTATACCAGAGCTAAGCAACTGGTCTAACCCAGTATCTAGCGCAGAAACAATAAATTACAGAGCATTTCCAAGATTTGATGCAGGCGAAGCTAGGCGCGGTATAGGTTTCAGAACAGCGCCAAGCAAGCCCAATAGAAACGGATTTAGAGCGCTAGCGCGTATAGTCAATGCCAGCGCTGCCGGTGCTATCTATGAAACTAGCGGGCGGCTAAACCCATCTGGCAGACCGCAAGGGCCTTTAGTAGATCGCTATGTAAATGGCGTTTATGATAAAACTACTGCAACTGGTAAGCAATACTCAAAGAGCCTAAACCCTAATGCTGGTAAACAATTTATAGATGCGCTAAATGGCACAGGTTCAATAGTAGATGCTAATAATCAAACAGGGGCAGGGCGTAGGTCGCGCAAAATGAGAGGCCGTGCTATTTACAGAGCTTGGGCTGAGGATGGCGGCAAAACTAATGCAGCTGTGTTGAAGGCGCTAGAGGTAACAAAACAGATATTTGATAGGTCTATGAAAGCGGTAAAATAATGGCTGTAGATCCGCAAGTAGTAGTAAATATAGCTTCTGAGTTCACAGGCAAAAAAGCGTTTAAGGAAGCCGAAACTGCTACTACAAAACTAAGTAAAGGTGTAAAAACTTTAGCTAAAAGTTTAGGTTTGGCATTTAGCGTAGGCGCTGTAGTTAGATTTGGTAAGCAAAGTGTAAAGGCATTTAGCGATAGTCAAAAAGAAGCTAAACTACTAGCAACACAACTAAACGCAGTTAATTTAGGTTTTGCATCACCATTTATAGGGCAATTTATAGACAAACTAGCCCTAGCTACTGGCAAGGCAGGCGGCGATTTAACAAATGCTTTCGTATCATTATCACAGGCCACAGGTGATGCCAGCACAGCGCAAGCATTATTGCAGACCGCGCTTGATGTAAGTCTAGGCACAGGCAAAGATTTACAGACAGTAAGTAATGCGCTAGCACGGGCGTACAAAGGCGAAACTACAGCGCTAGCAAAACTACGCATAGGCTTTACTACAGCTGAGTTAAAAGGTAAAAACTTTGATGAGGTACTAAAGACTCTAAACAATAATTTTAAGGGTGCAGCCGCTAACGCAGTAGACACATACGCAGGCAAGATGGCTAGGTTATCTGAGGCTGTAGATATGGCTAAAGAAAAGCTAGGAGAAGGTTTAGTAAGCGGTCTTGATGATGCCAGCATAAGCATAGATGATTTACAAGTAAAAATTATCAATTTAGGAGAAGCGCTAGGCAAGACAGCGGCAGGATCTGTAAGTTTTGCAGATAAAATTATTAGTCAATTTCAACGCATACAAGATAGCAGCGCTGCTCAGGGTTTATTAAATATCTTTGAGGCATTAGTTAGAGGCGTAGGCTTTATAGTTACCGGCGAGCTTGTGCCTACAATGGATCAAGCAAGCGCCAGGCTAGCAGGTAAAGAATCATTAAAAGAGCAAGAACGCGGCAGAGCGCGGCTTAGAGCTGCCAAGGCTTTAGGCAAAGCAGAAAAAGATAACGCGGCTAATAAATTAAAAAATGAAAAAAAGATAACAGATGAGAAGGCAATACAAGCCAAACTAGACAAAGCTGCCCTAGCACTTGGCAAGGGTACAGATGTATTTGACCTGGATAAAATACAGGTTGCAGCGGCGCTAGCAGCCAAACAGGATGAAATAAACAAGCTAGGTGCAGCTGCGACAGATCAACAAAAACTAAGCCTAGCTAATGACCTTGTACGCTTAACGCTAAAAAAAGATATGGCGGCGCTAGAGGATGCTATAGCTGCTAAAGATGTAGTAGCTGCAACGGCTTTAGCTAAAAAGATAAACCTTAATTTAGCAATACTAGGCGCGTTGCAGGCGCAAGATTTTAAGCTACAAGATATAAACGCCATATTAGAAAAGTTTAAGCCTAAAGCGCTTATAGACCTACAAAACCTAAACGAAGCGCTAGCTCTGTTAATGCAAATGGCAGGGCTTAAAATTAACCCATTAGGAATAGCAGCAGGTGGCGGTGCTGGTGGCGGCGGTGGCAATGGCGGCGGTGGCGGCGGTGGCGGCGGCGGTGGCGGCGGCGGTGGTGATGGCGGTGCTATTGCAACTTTATTAGCCCTAAGAGCAACTACAGATCCTGGCACAGGTATTAACTTTTTACTTAAAGAGCATATAGACACATTATTAGCGCAACCTTTTATAGACAGTATGTTAGGTGATGAGCAGTTACGGTTAGCACAAATGCGTATAATGGAAAGACCAGGCATAGGAGCAGACTCTGGTTTTGACCCTGCCCGCTTTAGGATGGGCGATAACTACATAACAGTAAACGCAGGCGTAGTAGGTAGCGAGGACACAATAGCGCAAGCTGTACAAAAAGCCATATTAGACCTAGAGCGTAAAGGTGACCCGCTGCGTTACACCGGTGGGCTATGACCCTGCCAGTAATAAACGCGGTAATTAACTTTAGCACCGGGCCTAGTTTTGCCCAGGCTATGATTTTAGACCAGGGCATATTAGATACAAATGTGCTAGCCGATAGCTTGGCAGTAATTGTAGATGTGTCTAACGTAGTAGATACAATACAGACAAACAGAGGCCGTAACCCACAGGCTGACCAATTCCAAACAGGTACGCTAACTATGCGTATTGTTGACCAAAACGGCGATTTTAACCCACAAAATACTAGCGGCCCTTATTATGGCTTGCTAGACCCTATGCGTAAAGTGCA